CATGTGGAGTGTGTCGTATTGATGTCAAAAGTTGCACCCGTTAAGTAAATAAAGTGTAGAAATCAAAGGCTTATTCTAGGGCTATCGTTAAAAAGTATCGTTAGCTTAGAGTAAGCCTTATTATTTTAGAGAAAATAAGGTTGAGTGGGAACATATCCATAGCCTAGAGTTGACACTAGGGAATGGATAACAAGAAAAAATGCACCCACTTGCACCCACCTAGAAATTTTGATTTGATGTAGAAGGAAAGGTACTGTCATGTATAGAGAAGAGATGATCTTTTAGAGTCATGATGGGATAATAGGACGGATTGTGAACATTATTGTTATCTTGGTAAAATAAGTGGTTTAATTTAAATAGCAGTACCTAACCGTCCATTTTTTGTAAAAACGACTTTATTATGTATATTTTTTGCAACCAATAATCATATGTAATCATATATATTCATATTAAAACATATAAAACTATTGAAAATTGGAGCGAAAAATGATAAAATATATAATAGCTGATTCTAAAGAGAGGTATTCGTTATGGAAAATAAAAATGATGATAGATGGATAGGCATAGAAGAAACCGCAAATTATATAGGGGTTAATAGGGATACTATCCGTAATTGGATAAAAAAGGATACCGGAATCCCAGCTCATAAAATTGGAAAGTTATGGAAATTTAAAAAATCAGAATTAGACGCTTGGATTAAAAGCGGAGAAAGTGCTGAAAAATAGAAAGGTGTTTTTGTAAATATATGTTGAGAGTTTTTGAAGCATTTGCAGGTTACGGAAGTCAACGAATGGCATTACGTAATATAGGCATAGATTTTGATGTTGTAGGTATCTCTGAAATTGAGGGGGATGTTTTGCAGTCTTATGCAGCAATCCATAGCGATTTTTTGGAAAAGAGAAAAGAGATTGATAAATATGTACCTGAAGATAAGGGAGAAATGATTAGTTATCTTGAAGAGATAAATGTTCCTTTGGATTACAAAACATTTGAAAATAGAGCAAGGAAATTAAAACTTCCAAAGCTTAAAGATCAGTACTTAGCAAACAAACTAATTAAAAATTATGGTGATATTCAGAATATCGACCCTGAAAACTTGCCGGATTTCGATTTATTTACCTATTCATTTCCATGCCAAGATATTTCAGTAGCTGGATATCAACATGGATTAAACGAAGATTCAGGGACAAGATCATCATTACTTTGGGAGTGCTGTAAAATTATTGAGACTAAAAAGCCAAAGTACTTGATGATGGAAAATGTAAAAAACCTTGTGGGATGTAATCATAAAGAAAACTTTTTGAAATTTCTTGAATACTTAGAATCACTTGGTTACAAGAATAGTTGGAAAATCTTAAATGCTCGTGATTTCGGAATACCCCAAAACCGTGAAAGAGTTTTTTGCATAAGTGAATTAAAGGGTGAGAAAGAAATTGAGTTCCCAGAGCCAGTAGACCTTAGATTTAAATTGTATGACATTTTAGAGAAAGATGTGGATGCTAGATATTATCTTGGCAATGGTCAAGTAATGGATGTTCCAATTGAACAGGACTATAGCTATTGTTTAGATTCTAACTACTGGAAAGGCGTAACTTTAAACTCTTTCTTAGAAAAACATAGAAGACAGTTGGTAACGGATAAAATTAATGAAAACGGAAAATATGTTCCGAGAAGATTAACACCAAAAGAAACATGGAGATTGATGGGGGTAAATGAAGAAGATATTGAAAAAGCGAGTCAATTGATTAGTCAGACAAGCCTCTACAAACAGTCAGGAAACAGTATTGTGGTATCTGTTCTGGAAGCCATATTTTCAAAGTGGTTTTTAAATAATTGAGATTGAGGAGTGATTCAGATATGAGCAAAGCAGAGGATATTACTAACATTAGAGAAAAACTAGGAATTACACGTAAAGAATTTTCAGATGCTCTTTATTTTTCAAAAGAACAGGAAAAACTTCTGAAGGAGTGGGAAACTGGAAAAGTTGATATTCCAAAAGATATTTATAATAAGATAATGTCTTTTCCTACAGAAGTACCCTTTAAAAATAAACCATTAGAAGAATGTAGATTCAAACAAATCGACCTGTTTGCAGGTATTGGAGGAATACGTCTGGCTTTTCAACGTCATGGCGGTTATAACGTTTATTCTTCTGAATGGGATAAATTTGCACAGACAACATATAGAATAAATTTTGGTGAAACTCCTGACGGTGATATTACAGTAGTTGATGAAAATGATATACCTGATCATGATATTCTTTTAGCTGGATTTCCATGTCAGCCGTTCTCACAAGCCGGATTGCATAAAGGGTTTGAAGATACAAGAGGAACACTTTTCTTTGATGTGGCTAGAATTATAAAGGCAAAAAGACCAAAGGCATTTATGCTTGAGAATGTAAAACAGTTAAAGGGGCATGATAAGGGAAAGACAATTAGAGTGATGTTATCGGTATTGGATGAATTAAACTATTATGTTCCGGATCCTCAAGTACTAAATGCTTACCATTTTGGAGTTCCTCAAAATAGAGAGCGTATAATCATTGTTGGATTTAATAAAGACTATCTTCCAGAAAACTATAAAGAGTTCAAATACCCAGAGGGACACATTGATGAGAGTATTCGAGTGGGTGACATTTTAGAAACAAATGCAGGTGATCGTTTTACCATTTCAGATAAACTGTGGCAAGGGCATCAATCTAGAAAAAAAATGCATGAAGAAAAAGGTAATGGATTTGGCTTCTGCCTTTTTAATGAAGATAGTAAATATACAAGTACAATCAGTGCTCGTTATTATAAGGATGGCAGCGAGGCTTTGATAGAACAACCTGGAAATAATCCGAGAATGCTAACTCCAAGAGAATGTGCAAGACTTCAAGGATTTACAGATGATTTCATCATTCCTGTTTCAAACGCTAGATCTTATAAGCAGTTTGGTAATTCAGTGTGCATTCCTGTTATTGAGGCAGTTGCTGAAGCAATGCTAGATTATCTTGGAGAGTATAATATTTTGTAGGTGAAGATGATGAGAAAGATGTTATTGAGTTTCAAACCAAGTGTATATAAGAATATATATGCGGGGGTGAAAATATTTGAACACAGAAGAAATTTTCCAAATGAACCTATTATGGCTTATATGTATGTTAGCAAACCTGTTAGAGCTATCACGGGAATTGTATATTTAAATAAGCGCCATGAATTAAATGATTGGGAACAGGAGTTCTGTTGTGATTCTGAGGCATTAAAACGAATTTCTGATTATAAAAATTCATATAGATACGCAATGGAAATAGCGGAGTTTCAAGAAACAAATTCAATTAGCTTGGATGATTTAAAAAGGGATTTCCCAAGGTTTGCGGTTCCACAGAGTTACATCTATTTAGATAATAACCCCGATTTGTTAAAGTACATTGAAGATAGGATTCTTGTGCGAGGTATAAACATCAAACACGATTTTTCGGTGATAACTTCAGATCAAGTATGTGTTCATTAAACAAAAAGCGAGGTGACTCAATTGGTATCACCTCGCTTTTATTTTATTCGTATTCGTCAACAATTAAGCTGTCCCAAAAATTGTTATTAGCTCGCCATTGAGAGTATGGTCTAACGTTTCCTTCGTACATTCCACTGTCAAAGAATACAGTTCCTTCGCTTACCAATCTTAACCATTCATCATAATTCATTGGTTTTCCAAAGCAGATTCTTGTGTAAACACCTAAGTAGTTCGTTTTGCACGTAAACCATCCTTTGTCGTTAAATTTGTCTTCAAGTTTCGCTTTTAAGCATTTATCAGTTCTTTTTGATGTAGGAGAATATTCACCATACCATCGTGCAATCTCAAGATTTTCTATTTGTAGTGGTTGTGGAACTATGGCAGCTTTGTTTGCTCTGCGGTCGCGAGAATATGAATAAAGTGCCACAATGTCTTTATCAGGCGTAATGACAAGGATTTGGCCAAAATCGTTGTAAGAACCGATTTTAGGACATGGGGAACCAGACCATGAACAACGGCCACCCTTTGATGCGTTAGGCTTACCAAAGATTCTAACAAAGCTGTCCTGCTTTTCATATTTTGTAGCTCCATGAAACAGAGAAGAGTAGCGAGGGTTAGTGAATACATACATATTAGCCGACCAATCGCCAAAAGTAGTTTTTGAAGTTGTTTCGTTTTTCAATTCATATCCCCATAAATCAGCTTCGTTATCAGCATTGGCTGAAATCCCGAATTGCTGTTCTAACCAATGGCCTTTTCTTCCGTCATGATGCTCATTTCTTCCATCAACATTAGGCCTTTTTCCTTTAACATTTTTTCTGAATAAATCAATAATATGTTCTTTTGCTGTCATAAGAACTCCTCCTTAAAAATTGTTTATAAATTCTTCTACGGTAATAATTTCTTTAGATACGATAGACGCCGGAAAGCTATTGTTGCTTGTCATCAAATAACCACTGAACTCATCTGTTAAATACCAACTATCTCTAAACTTTCTATATACCTTCTTAGGAATATCACTTTCCAATAAGCAAATGAAACTGATATCATCCATCTTAGGTTTAGGGAGAGTTTCGAAGTCATTTGGAGTAAGTGTATTACTAATAAGCACATTATCTGATAGCTTTTTAGATAAACCTACACAGGTATGGCTTAGTTTGCAAAGGCTACAGGCTAATGGGTTTACTCCACGCAGTTCACCATTTCCGATAGTCCCATATCTTTGACACCAAAGAATATTAAAAAAGTTTTTCATATTTGTCTTGTTTGATTGGCTAGCTAACCAAATAACTCTTTCGAGTTTTCCAAGCATATCAAAATCTTCGTAGAAATCTGAACGTGTTTCAATTCCTAATGGAAAGAGATAGAAAGTTTCAATCCAAGTATCTATTGGGATGATTTCATCCTTTGCAAATCCTTGTTGAAGGAAGCAGGCCATAACCTTTTCAGAATAACCTTTTAGTTTGTTGCCAGAATTATAGAAGTCTTTGAAGAAAGCCTTACTCCAAGTACGATAATCTGTTTGCTCAATATTTAGAAAAGCACTAATGAAATAAGCGGCTCGCCACGCATGACGATTGAAAGCATCAACTAGAATCTCGGCAAAATATTTGTCTTCTTCTGAAATTATTCCTGCAGAATAATACTTGCCGGATACGTTTATGATAAAGTCATCTTTATTCTGCTTCCATGCTTTAGGCATCACATTAAATGTTGTGGCACCAATGGTAACTGAATTAGTAAAATCCAAACGGAACAACTGTGTCATTGAATGGTGGAGTTTTTTAAATGTTGGAAAATCAGAATAGTCTTTATTCCTAACGTCAGTGTATGTAGGAATTACATAGTACTCTAAATGACTCCAGTTATCTGGAAATACAACATCTTCACCAAAAGCACTCATAAAGTTGTACAGCATACGCATTTCGCTTTGTCGACCTGTTTTAGGCTGCCATGCAGCAACAAAACGAGGAATTGAATAAATCTCTTCATAAAATCTTCCATAAGGTATTGAGGTACCATACGATTTTTCAATGTACTGCCACAAATCGGTTAAAATACCAATGTAGCCGTTATTTCCTTTGCAGCAGTCAATGACAGTTTGGAGTGTTATCCGATCACTAAATCCGATTCGATTCTCTATTTCTTCAGTAATTGCATCTATTATAGCTTGTGAAGGATTTTGATTAACTAGTACCAAAAAAACAGCGTCACATTTATCGTCATGTATCTTGAAGCTAACTGAAACAGGACACGCAATAATACGTTCATTGTTAATTAAAATGTGAACGTACATTATTGGAAACTGTGGTAAGTCGGGATAATACAATTCTATTTTTGGAATCCATTGCAAAGGTAAATCACAAATCTCAATTACAGTTTCATTTTTTAATTCAAACATAAAAAACCTCCTACTTTAGTTCAGGAACAATAGCATCTAAATTTTGATTGAAATATAATTCTGATACCCTATTGCCTTCAAAGATTTCTATCATCATATCTAAATGCCATAAGGTTTCTTTTTTCTTTAATTCCTTAAGTGGCATCCAGAATATTTCTCCCTCTGATGAGGATTGAATGCTGCCAGAATATGTGCTGGTTTTATAAAGAAACACCATGTAGCGAGAACCATCAAATTCTATCCAGTCTTTAATGCCACATAACTCAAGATTACTAATAGTAAGTCCTGTTTCTTCTTGTATTTCTCTAATTATTGAATCAATAATTGATTCGTTATCTTCGATGTGGCCACCAGGGAATATTATGCCTTTTGAGTTATTTACAATCTTTTCCTGTACTAGAACATTACCTCGATTGTCATATATCATGCACATATTAGTAAGTTCTGTTAAAATCTTACGATTCATTAAATTGATATCCCCCTTTAATGTTTTCTATTCATCATCATATCAAAGTGTTGTCCTTGCCCCATATGACGGAAAATACTTTCAAAGATTCTGCGACAACTATCAGTGTTTACGCTGGCGTGAATGAAATTTAATCCGTCTGATATACGGTCATTGCTAGTGCAAAGATACTGTAGTAATGATGCTGCCATATGTAAATCAGAGCAATCTTCAGTACCGTCAGGTAACTTCTTAATGAAATCATCTCTATGCTGTTTTAATATGATATCTTTGATATCCATTCCACTATAACCACATAACTGCAAGAAGTAGTAATCTAAAATTTGTCTGATTACATTTACCAGAGTATTTGGATAAGAAACTTCTTTATATGTGTCCCATAGAGCTGCATAGGAATTCTGTATAGGATTTCTATTTTCCATTAGTGAAGGGGTTTCTCTATTCTTTTGCGTGCAAAGAATGACATCGGAATTATTGTCATACTTTACAATTTCAAAGAATGACACAAATCTATAATGCTGAGCCTGGTTATAGGTTACTTCTTGGTGGAAGAAAGCATTATGGGTTAGTATAAATATCTGTTTTATATGATCCTTTGAATGCTCTTTGGTAGTGTAGTCTGGATTACAAATGGCAATCATATCACGAACAAGTGCACCAACGACAAATAGAGTAGAGCTATCCATACTGGATACTGGATCGTCAATGACAACAATTTTATCCTTAACAACAGCATCTGCTTCAGGACTACCAAGAACTAATTGATGGAAATAGAGAAAGGCTATGAAATTTCTCTCTCCTTCACTTAAATTTTCTGCTACAAGTCCAGTATTAGTCCTGATTACTTCGTAGACATTAGGTGTGTTATCTTTTTCTCGCAAATGAAATCCTTGAAATCCAGTATCTCCAAGGAGGGTGTTTATCCCTTCAACAGCGGCAGAAGTATTAACAACATTTTTTCTAAGAGATGAAATGGTCTTTCTCAAATCTGTAACTTTATTTTGTGCGGCTGTCTTTTCTTTAGTAAGAGTATCAATCTCTTTTTGGAGATTACTACGGCTATCACGAAATTTGGCCAATTCATCAGATAAAATAAATGCGAGATAACTTATTACTGCAGCCTTACATTGAGGCTGTTTTTTTGCTCGGTCACTTACAATATCGTTATTCTCTTTGATTTTTGAATTCATTGAGTCAATTGCATCGTTTAATTCAATAATGAGCGGTGTTAAATCTTCTAACTCTACAACTGTATTTGGATGAGTAATTTTATCATTAAAACGCTGAGAATTTATTTCTGCTTTTGCTTTAAAGGTATCTAGTAATTTAGCATATGAGTCTAGCTCCTTTTTTATTTTAGGGTAGGCATTGCTAAGATTATTACTGAAACTCTTCCAAATATCATTAATAGCAGCTCCGTAATTTGCTTTAAATGATCTAAGTATACTTAAATCAGCTTCATATTCTTTGTCGAAGCAGCGTATAATTTCTTCTTCAAAATTACTAGGAAGCTTTTGCTGACAATAAGGACACTTATCTTCTAAATGAAATTGCTCGTGCCCTTGGCGAACCCAGTCAGTAGCATTAATTGACTTCATAAATGATGCAAATTCACTGCTACTACTACTCATAATAGGTTTACTAAGGATTGAAGAAGTAGGTATGCTTGATATATCAGCCTTATACAATTCTGGATATGTAGTGGCATCATTGCTAAATGCAGCCTCACACATTGCTATTAGAGAATCAGAATTAAATTCCATTGGATTCATCTCAGATAAAAGAGCCTTTGTCAATCCATCTTTAGTCTTTTTTCCTGCCAAAGCAGCGTCAACTGATTTTCTGAAGTCTTTTGTTTTTTCCCAACAGATTGTTTGGAATGTGTCCTGTTGTTTGTTTAATAGGTTTTCCTGTGTACTAAGGCTTTCGCTTGCGTTTTTTAATGCGGTTTGTGCGATACCTAATTCCGCTGTAGCATCTTCTATATCTTTTTGTATTTGTGCGTTTTGCTCACTGATTGTGAATACACCAGGCATTCCAGAATAACTAGCAATATTTTTATTTATAAAGTCCTCATTGTATACGAGCATTAAATAATCGTCACTTGAATGACCATTATCCCAAACCATGTCTATTTTATCTTTAAGTACCTTTGCTACCGTAGATTTGCCACATCCATTTTTACCAAACAAAAAGTTAATGTAAGATGGAGTAAGTGATTTATTGTGAAAAGTAGCTTGATTGAGTGAAACTTTTGTTATAGCTGATGTGATTTTTTCATTCATCGCATACCTCCATTAATTTATTCTGTAATTCTTCCTTTACGGACCCATTCATCTACTTCAGAAATTTTAAACTTATACATTTTCCCAGCTTTATAAAAGGGGAGTTTTCCATCTTTTATCCAGATTCTGATAGTATCTTTGCTGACACTAAGATGATCCGCAATATCTTCGAGATTTACCCATTTTTCCGTATCTTGATTTAATTCTGCCATGCTAACCTCCGTTTATAATATAGATGGAATTAATAGGCTAATACCTTTTAATTTCAGTTCTTCTACAATATTTACATTTTTGATGGACCAATGTGTTCGATCAAGTTCGTTTACTTTGTCATTTCCCTGTAAATCTAATTCATTAACCATGCTAGATAGCAAGTCTTGTGGAATAGGGCACATATTTAATGATTGGAAATATATTTTCAAATCTCCATTATGCAATTGTTGTATTTTGGTGATAAAGCCATACTGGGCCATTTGAGGTCCACTAGGTGGTGTTTCTGGTGGGCTATATCTGTAGTTCTCATTAGCAAATATACAAGGGTATGACATGATTTCGGCTTTTGCTTCTTCAGAAAAGGTAGCAAGTTTATCATGAATGGATTTTGCTGTTCCCTCCACAACTGTTAGTGCTCTTTTAACATCTACAACAAAGTATGGTTTATCATATTGTTCACCTAAAATAACAAATAAATTGAAATATTCCATATTAATTGTTTTTTGAATATAAGTAGGAGCACCTATCATATTATTGCTAGTAGGAAGCATGATATTTACAGTTGTATTATGAACGTTTTGTGCCAACCCTATATTAGTTCCTTGTCCAGATTGTTCAAATTTATATGTGTTTGGTTTTTCTGATGGAAGGGTGGATTCGGTTTTAGCAATATCTAAATCGTTGTTCATTCAGCATCGACCACCTTTCCATTTTTTATAACCACATTAGTAGCTTGTCCTATATTTATGCCACTTCCAGTTTGATTGAAAATAAACTGGTTATTAATTGTAGGTTGTTTGTTTTCCTGATATGTCGATGTTTCGTTGGTATCGACAGAATCTAAAATTTCTATTTCAGGTTCCTTGATAAATTCCCTATTAATTTCATCATCAGATTCACTCTCAGCACTCTCATTTTGTTCAATGAGGGTGCTTATTTTTATATCTAGATGATAGGTACTGCCAATTGAACTAGTAAAAATGTGAGCCTCACCTTTTTCAAGAGGTTCTTCATGCCAAGACTTAATCGTTGAAGCTCCAATTTTATTATCCTTGCGACTTGTTAAAATGAAATGCCAAACGCCAAGAATAAGTGAATAAAGATTTATGTCTAGCGTAGATATTAGATCTTTTTTAGTTATTCCTGTTCCGTTAGGTAGAGCATAAAAGACATCGTCTTTATTAATAGAGTGATCGTTTATTATAAGATTAAGAATCCCATAAACGAGCTCATCTATTTTAGGCGCCTTATCGATGGTAAGAAAGTAATCAAGTTGCTCCTTCATTCTAACTAAAAGAGTGTAATAGTCTTCTTTAATTTGTCTATCAAATGCAGTAATTAGTGCATTGTCATCAAATGGCAAACAATCAGCTTTGGAAATTTCACATTTTTTGTAACGTGATGTGTTGGTTTCCAAGGAAGAGCCAGAAGGTTCGTAGTAACTGGAATCAAATATCGTAATTAAACCCTTCAGAAATTCAGGGTTTGTAATACCGTTAGCACTGGATTTTCGTATATCTTTTTTAGCTTTAGTTCTTTTGGCACGAAGCAGAAGAACTAAAAATGTTCCACCACATAAGCGAGGATAGGTATTATTCATAGTAATTTGCCTCCTGCAAACTCATTAATTAAAGTATCAACCTCATAAACCAAATAAACCCCATAAACCATGTACCGTAAACTTAACAAACTTCAAGTTATTCCTAGAGAGATAAATCTCTAGGAATTTTTTATGGCTAGTCAGGAATTTAATACAATTCATATCAAATCATACTTACTAATATTATATCAAAATATGTAAGTGCACACAAGACCGTAACACCATATGAGTAATTCTTAGTGATAGATCTCTCTGCAAATAAAGAAAGGCAGGGATTTCTAATGAGAATTCACAAAACTAATCAAAAAGACCGTAGTGTCTACAATTACAAAACAACAGTAAGAACAGAAAAAGGGGAGTATGTTGAAAAGACAATGACGCTCAAACCAGGAGAATATGGTGTAACGGAGCTGGATATTAAAATGTTACATTCGATGGATGATAGCGAGGTTTATTACAACCTTAAGAATGCCAGACCAGAAAGAACTAAGGAAGAAAAAGCTGAGATAGAAAAGTGGAAACAGAAATTCATCAGCGACTTCAAAGAAAGACATGGATATAAACCGAACAAGTACATCATAGAAGATGCAGTTAACGATGCTTTTCCAAGAGACTATAACTTATCTCTAGATTTTGATGCTGATGGAGACATTGATCCAGATAAAAGGTTGATTGCATCTATCTCAGATAAAGAATCGGATGAAATGTTTGAATGGTCTGAGCGTATGGAAGAGGTGCTTTCCTTATTAACTGACAAGCAAAGATTAGTGATTAATCTCATGTTTGTAGATGGATATAAGCAGTCAGAGATTGCAGAGTTAATGAATATATCATCAGCTGCAGTCAAGAAGCATTTAGACAAAGCAAAAGAAATAATCAAAAATAATTTCTAAAAAAATTTTGGGTGGGGTTAAAAACCCGCCCTTTTTCTTTGCCTGTGATGTGTAAGGGAGAAAGCCTTACAGAAAGGAGCAAGCTTATGAAACACAAAGTGATTATCAATGTGACAGATGACAAGGGTGATAAGACGAAAGTTTTACGTGGAGCACAGATGTGGCTGCCAAGAAGGCTAATCAAATGGCTGTTTGGTGAGTACACACAAGTATATCTATTAGAGCCAGGTAAAACTGTTGAATCAGTCGATGTCAAAGAAATTGTGAAAGGAGAAACCTTATGAAGAAAGAAGTAGTGGAACTGTTAATAAAGGATTTAGAGATGCTGACATCTCATCTTAAAGAGCTATTGGTAAGTGAAGAAGATGAAAAAGTAGAAAAGCCAAGGGCTGAGCCTAGTAAGAAAATCAGTCTAGAAGATGTAAGAGCAGTGCTTGCAAAACTTAGTCAACACGGTAAAACAGCTGAAGTAAAAGAACTTCTTACTAAATATGGTGCAACGAAGCTATCTGATGTTGATGAAGGAAATTATAAAGAATTATTAAAGGATGCGGAGGGAATCAAAATTGACTAAGCAGAAGGGGAATTGCACCACAGGTGCAAGAGAGGCTGGTCTGGACCATGCAGTTTTATCTCCATCCAGTTCTCATAGGTGGCTAAACTGTACACCAAGTGCAGTGCTTGAACTTGAGTTTGAAAATACCAGTTCATCGGCAGCAGAAGAAGGTACAGCAGCTCATACATTTTGTGAGCATAAGCTAAAAAAGGCACTTCACATGAGAAGTAAAAGACCAGTATCGGATTATGATTCTGATGAAATGCAAGAATATACAGATGCCTATGTGGACTATGTGATGGAGCAATTAGAAATCGCAAAACAAGTGTGTAAGGATCCTATGATTCTTATCGAGCAGAAAGTGGATTTTTCAGAGTATGTTCCAGATGGTTTTGGAACGGCAGACTGTCTTATCGTATCAGATGAAATGCTTCATATCATAGATTTCAAATACGGTTTAGGTGTTTTAGTTGATGCTTATGAAAACCCACAGATGAAGTGTTATGCCCTTGGAGCATTGGCAATATATGAAAGCCTCTATGACATCAAAGAAATCAGCATGACAATCTTTCAACCTCGTAGAGAGAATGTATCGACTTATACTATATCTACGAGTGAACTGAAAAAATGGGCCAAACAAGTCTTAAAGCCAAAAGCAGAAATGGCCATTAAAGGCGAAGGTGAATACTGCTCCGGTAAGTGGTGTAAGTTCTGCAGAGCTTCTGTTAGATGTAGGGCAAGAGCAGAAGATAAGCTAAAACTTGCCAAGGAAGAATTTAAACTGCCACCACTACTTACGGATGAGGAAATCGAAGAGATTTTATCGATTATTCCTGACTTAACCAAGTGGGCAAATGAGATTATGAACTATGCAACAGAATCTGCAGTAAATCATGGTAAAAAGTGGACTGGCTTTAAGATAGTCGAAGGCAGGTCAGTTCGTAAGTATAAAGATGAAAATGCAGTAATCAAAAAGGCAAAAGAAAATGGATATACCGATATTTTTAAGTCCAGTCTCATTACTCTAACAGAAATGCAAAAGTTAATGGGCAAGGCAAAATTTGAGGAAGTGCTAGGTGACCTCATTATAAAACCATCTGGCAAACCAACGCTCGTACCGGAATCGGATAAGCGTAAAGCAATGAATATTTCAAATATTAATGATGAATTTATGGAGGAAAAATAAGATGACAAATAACAAGACTAAGGTGATTACAGGTAAGGACTCAAGACTTTCATATTTCAATGGCTGGGAGCCTAAATCCATTAACGGAGGACCAGAAAAGTACAGTGTATCAGTTTTAATTCCAAAGGATGATATCAAGACGATTAAAGCAATTGAAGAAGCAATCGATGCAGCAATCGAAGAAGGCATCGGAAAGTTTGGTGGTAAGAAACCAAACAAGGCAGCTATTAAACTTCCTCTTCGTGATGGAGATATCGAGCGAGATGATGAGGCGTATAAAGGTCATTATTTTATCAATGCCAATAGTACCTCAGCCCCACAAATCGTAGATAAGAGAGTAGTGCCAATTTTAGACCGTAGTGAAGTCTATTCCGGTTGCTATGCTAGAGTATCACTTAACTTTTATGCTTTTAATTCTAATGGAAATAAGGGCGTAGCTTGTGGACTTGGGAATATCCAAAAAATTCGTGATGGTGAGCCACTAGGTGGAAAAGTAAACGCAGCAGATGAGTTCACAAGTCTTGAAGATGATGATTTCTTGGCATAGGAGGTAAGTTATGACACAGATGCAAAATTTTATGTTAGAGGTTTGCTTTGGAGCAACACTTGGACTAATTATAGGATCATGGGGATTCATGATTAAATGTTGGTTAGATGATAGAAAAAAGAAGAAAACGGAGGAAAAGAACAATGAGTCTAATTGATGTATTTCTATCAATCTTTATTGGTACACTGCTATTTGATTTTGTAGCTAAAAAGGTAGTGAGCCTATATATGGACATCAAAGCGCAACTGCGAAAGAAGTAAGACAAAGGGTGGTGGATTCGTCTACCACCCATATTTCTTAATGGAGGTGAATTAAGATGAAAAACATCAGTGTTGATATTGAAAGCTATAGCAGTGTAAACTTGCAAAAAGCAGGTGTATATAAGTATGCAGAGTCCAATGATTTTGAGATTCTTTTGTTTGGTTACAGTATAGATGGTGGAGAGGTGCAAGTAGTTGATCTTGCAAAAGGAGAAGAAATACCAAGGGATATCCTTGATGCCTTAACAGATGAGGAAGTGACCAAGTGGGCATTCAATGCTCAGTTTGAGAGAGTATGCCTATCAAGATATCTAGTTGATAAAGGAATAAGTCTTAATCCATTTTTAGACCATCATCCATTAAGTACAACAAAAGCTAGATTTTTAAGTCCCACTTCATGGAAGTGTACCATGATTTGGTCTTCGACTTTAGGGCTTCCAATGTCACTTGAAGTAGTGGGAGCTGTTTTGGGCTTATACAAGCAAAAGTTAAGTGAGGGAAAGAGCCTCATTAAATACTTCTGCCTTCCATGTAATCCGACAAAGGTAAACGGTGGAAGAACAAGGAATCAGTATTTTCATGACGAAGTCAAATGGAATCAGTTTAAGGAATATAACAAAAGAGATGTTGAAGTTGAAATGGCTATACAGGAAAGGCTTAGTAAATTTAAGGTTTCTGAGGATATATGGGATGAGTTTTATTTAGACCAGGAGATTAATGATAGAGGAATTGCTGTAGATCCTGTATTAGTAGAGTCTGCCATAAAACTAGACTCCGATGTAAAGGAAAATCTGATGAAAAAACTGTCTGATATTACATGCTTAGAAAATCCAAATTCTGTCTTACAGATGAGACAGTGGTTATCTGAACATGGCCTAGAGATGGAGTCATTAGGTAAAAAAGAAGTGGCAAGAGAATTAAAGACTGCATCAAAAGAGCTTGCAGAAGTCTTACTCTTAAGGCAACAACTATCGAAGTCCTCGATTAAGAAGTATACTGCCATGAAAAATGCTGCGTGCAAAGATAACAGGGAGCGAGGAATGTTTCGATTCTATGGGGCAAACCGCACTGGAAGATTTGCTGGAAGGCTTGTACAACTTCAAAACTTGCCACAAAACCATTTGCCAGATTTAGCTGAAGCAAGAGAACTTGTAAGACAAGGGGATATCACTGCACTTGAACTTCTATATGAAGATATCCCAGATACCTTATCACAGCTTATTAGAACAGCTTTTGTACCACAGAATAATAACAAATTTATCGTAGCTGACTTCTCAGCCATTGAAGCAAGAGTCCTTGCATGGCTTGCAGGTGAAAAATGGAGAATGAAAGTATTTGAGGAAGGTAAGGATATATACTGTTCATCTGCTAGTCAGATGTTTGGCGTTAAGGTTGAAAAACATGGTGTAAATAGCCACCTTAGACAAAAAGGAAAGATTGCAGAACTTGCACTTGGCTATGGTGGGTCTGTTGGAGCACTCAAAGCAATGGGGGCACTTGAAATGGGAGTAGAAGAAGATGAACTTCAACCACTAGTTGACGCATGGCGAAGTTCAAATCCTAAGGTAACTAGTCTTTGGTGGGATGTTGATAGAGCAGTTAAAACCTGCGTAAAAGAACGAATCAACACAGAAACACATGGTATTAATTTCAGTTACAAGAGTGGATTTTTATTTGTTGAACTACCATCAGGAAGAAAGCTTGCCTATGTAAAACCTAGAATAGGTGAGAATAGATTTGGAGGAGAGTCTGTAACCTATGAGGGAGTAGGTACTACAAAGAAATGGGAGCGTTTAGAAAGCTATGGTCCTAAGTTTGTAGAAAATATTATTCAAGGTATTGCGAGAGATATATTAGTTTATGCCATGAAAACACTAAGAAACTGTGAGATTGTAGCCCATGTTCATGATGAAATAATCATTGAAGCAGATAAAAGGATGAGTCTAGAAGTTGTTTGCGAGCAGATGGGAAGAACACCACCTTGGGCAAGTGGGCTAATTCTTCGAGCAGATGGCTACGAATGTGAATTTTATAAAAAAGATTAGGAATTTTTTAGGGCGAGGTTAAAAACTCGTCCTTTTTCTTTGCCTGTGATGTGAGGGCAATGGTGCTCTTAAAAATTCACAGGAGGTCAAACAGATGACTATAGAAGAAAGAATAGCCTACTTGGAAACAATGGATAAGGTTAAAGACCAGCAGATTAAAGAACTCCAAGTAGCAGTAGAAGGACTTGTTAAATCTTTAGAAGGGGGTGTTAGTCATGAAGGCAATGATTCCAATGAATGATTATGGTATTTTAGCTGATAAGAATAACACTGCCAGAGTGGATAGTAGGTTTATCGCACAGTTTTTTGAAAAAAACCACAAAGAGGTACTTAGGGATATTAGAAAGATTGTGTCAATTGAATCGGGATTAAGCGAAGAATTCACTGAGCTCAATTTTGCGCTCAGTGAATATAAAGATTCCACCGGCAGAAAATTACCGTGTTACCTGCTCACTAGAGATGGTTTTACCATTTTGGCAATGGGATATACCGGACAAAAAGCTATGAAGTTTAAAGAACTTTATATTAAGAAGTTCAACGAAATGGAGGACTTCATAACAACGATTATCTCTGCTAGAGAAATGTTCCCAATTCTAACAGAAAACATTGCCTTAATTCATGATAATCCAAAGGCTTATCACTACAGTAATGAATGTGACATGATTAATCGTCTCGTTCTTGGAATGTCGGCAAAACAAGTAAGGGAACTCTATGGGATTGAAAAAGGGAAAAGCATTCGTCCGTATCTAACATCAGGGCAAATGTATCTGATAGATAGACTGCAAAAAATTGACGCTGGGTTACTCATTTCAACTCCAGACTATCAAGCAAGAAAAAGACAGCTTGAATGGTATCTGACTAAAATTTCGAAGGAGGCAGATTATGAGTAAGACATATAAAAAGCATCTTGAGAATCCCAATTTTAGACCGCTTGCATACATCTGTGCTCCATATAGCGGTGATAAGGATAGAAATATAAAAAAAGCCATTCATTATGCAGAACTTGCCTATAGGAATGGAGCAATTCCAGTCACACCGCATCTTTTATTTCCATTTATGAATGATAAGGACACTAACCAAAGAGAAGATGCACTTTTTATGGACATCATACTTCTTGGTAAATGCCAAGAGGTGTGGGTCTTTGGTAGTGAAATCACTGAAGGTATGAAGAAGGAACTTGAGATTGCTGAGAAAAGAAAGCAAGTAATTAAGTATTTTGATAGTACAAGTATGGAGGTGGAGATAAATGCTTAAATGCCGTTTAAGTGTGGCTACTTGCATAGGAAATAGTAGCAATTGTATGTATCCAAATTCTGTAATGGTGTCAGATAGGGATAGCTTTATTCAGGCTATCTCTTTTGACCATGTTGCAGGAACTTTTAAAGGGAATTATCGAAGCAAGGATAACTTCATCTCATCAGACTGTATTCCAATGGACTGTGATAATGACCACTCAGATGATGAAAAAGACTGGGTGATGCCATTTGATGTAGCAATGGCTTTTCCTGGTGTATGCTTTTATGCCTCATACAGTAGAAACCATATGAAAAACAAAGGCAGTAAGTCGGCTAGACCAAGATTTCATGTCTATTTTCCAACTGAAGAAATAACAGATGCTGACGAATATGCTCAGTATAAAGAAAAGATACAAGCAGTATTTCCATATTTTGATGGTAATGCTTTAGATGCTGCAAGGTTTCTTTATGGAACATCAACTCCAGAAGTAGAACTATATGAGGGCAGTAGTACTATTTTAGACTTTCTTTTGGATGATAGCTTTGCAAATCTAGGCGAGAGTATTGAGTCTGGAAATCGAAACAATACCATGAGCCATATTGCAGGAAAACTTATCAAGCGTTTTGGTGATGGGAATGAAGCCTATGAGAAATTTATGAAGCAAGCAGATAGGTGTGATCCACCACTTTCTGAAGATGAGCTAAGCACAATTTGGAACAGTGCGAGAAAATTTGGCAATAAGGTATCTAATCAACTTGGCTACATTTCACCAGAACAGTATAATCTTGAACTAAATCTTAAGCCAGAGGACTTATCAGATGTTGGACAAGCAGTGGTGCTTGCTAGGGAGTATAAAGATAAACTTCGCTACTCGCCAGCTACTGATTTTCTTGTCTATAACGGTAGCTTTTGGGAAGAGTCCCAGCCTAATGCTCAAGGAATAGCACAGGAACTTACAGCAAGACAATTAGAAGAAGCAGAAATTGAAATTCAAAAAGCAATCACAGAAATGAATAGTAATGGCGCATGGTCACTTATTGCTGCAATGGGGCCAAAGAAAGCAAGTTCTCAGTTTAATAAAGAGCAGGCTAGGTCTTTTGAAAAGTATGAACAGGCAGAAGTTTATCGTAAGTATGCCATCAAAAGACGTGATACAAAATATATCTCTGCAGCACTTAAAGAAGTTAGACCGATGGTACAGGTAGAGCAGTCTATGCTTGACGCTGATGAATTTCTGTTAAACACACCATATGAAACCATAAATCTTGTAACAGGAGAGTGTTTGGATCATAAGGCAGAAGACTATATTACAAAACAGACTACCGTATCTCCAAGTGAAGAAGGTAAGGATATATGGCTTGATGCCCTTAATACATTTTTTGTTGATGATATTGAGCTTATTTCCTATGTACAAAAGATAGTGGGACTTGCATCAATAGGAAAGGTTTATGTTGAGGCTCTTATTATTGCATATGGCGAGGGAAGAAATGGTAAGTCTACTTTTTGGAATGTAGTCTCTAAAGTTCTAGGGACTTACAGCGGGAATATGTCTGCAGATATGCTGACTGTTGGTTGCAGACGAAATGTTAAACCGGAACTAGCTGAGGCAAAGGGTAAAAGACTACTTATTGCTGCAGAACTTGAAGAAGGGATGCGTATGAATACATCAAATGTAAAACAGCTGTGTTCCACAGACGAGATATTTGCTGAGAAGAAGTTCAAGTCACCTTTTAGCTATGTGCCAAGTCACACTCTCGTCCTATATACAAATCATCTTCCAAGGGTAGGAGCTGTGGATAAAGGAACGTGGCGTAGACTTATTGTTATCCCTTTTGATGCAAAGATTGAAGGGCAAAATGATATCAAGAACTACACGGAGTATCTATTTGAAAATGCAGGTGGAGCCATTCTTTCTTGGATAATCGAAGGGGCAAAACAGGTAATCAAGGATGAGTACCATATCGATGCTCCTAAGAGAGTTCAAGATGCCATTGCAGCATATAAGGAAAATAATGACTGGATGAAACATTTTCTAGATGAGTGCTGTGAGATTGATTCTACCTTTACAGAAAAGAGTGGAGAGCTATATACGGCATATCGCGCGTACTGCCTTCGTACGGGAGAATTTACCAGAAGTGCCGGTGATTTTTATTCTGTTTTAGAAATCGAAAACTTTCAAAAGAAAAAGACAAAAAAAGGAATTATAGTCTATGGATTGCGTTTAAAATCGGAGTTTGAGGACTAAGGGTGCAGGGATATGCAGGGTATTTACTTATATTAATATATATACTTATTTTTTTAGTCCTATAGATAATAATAGTAAATAGCCTTCACCTACCTGCACCTATTATGAATGGAGGTTAAAAATATGCTAGAAAAAGAGATTGAAAAGTCTTTAGTTAAAAGGGTTAAAGGACTTGGTGGTATTTGCCTTAAGCTAGTAAGTCCAAGTATGGATGGAATTCCGGATAGAATGGTATTTTTATCAGATGGGAAGTTTGCTTTTGTAGAACTAAAGGCAAAAGGAAAAAAGCCAAGGCCACTTCAGATGAAAAGAATTGATGATTTTAGGAAGTTAGGTTTTAAGTGCTTTGTCATTGATGATAAAGAGCAAATCGGAGGTGTTATTGATGAAATATGCTCCACATAATTATCAATCTTATGCGACTTCGTTTATCTTGAAGCATCCGATATCTGCAGTCTTGCTTGAAATGGGACTTGGGAAAAGTGTTATTTCACTTACGGCAATCAATAATTTGATGCTAGACTATTTTGATGTATCTAGGACACTTGTTATTGCACCGCTTAGGGTTGCCAGTGCCACTTGGCCAGATGAAATAAAAAAGTGGGATCATTTAAAGCACTTAAACTATTCTGTTGTTATAGGAAGTGAAAAAGAAAGGTTTGATGCTTTGGGGAAACCAGCACATATCTATTTGATAAATAGAGAAAATGTAGACTGGCTTATTACAAAAAGTGGAATTCCTTGGAAGTTTGATATGGTGGTCATTGATGAGCTTTCATCTTTTAAGTCCTATCAAGCGAAAAGGTTTAAGTCACTTCTTAAAGTAAGACCTAAAATAAAAAGAATTGTAGGTCTCACAGGAACACCCTCAAGTAACGGTCTGATGGATTTATGGGCAGAGTTTAGACTGCTTGATATGGGAGAAAGACTTGGAAGATATATCACTTACTATAGGCAGAACTTCTTTATACCGGATAAAAGAAATCAGCAGATGATATTTTCCTACAAGCCTAAAGATGGAGCAGAAAAAAAGATATATAGTCTAATATCTGATATTACAATATCCATGAAGTCAAAAGATTTTCTAAAGATGCCAGAGTGTGTCATGAACGAAGTGATAGTTACTTTATCGGATAAAGAACAAAAGTTATATGATTCTTTGAAACAAGATATGGTGTTATCCCTTGAAGAAAACGAGATTGATGCTATCAATGCAGCAGCACTTTCAAACAAACTTCTTCAGATGTCAAATGGTGCTGTCTATAACGATGACAAGGAGAGTCTCCATATACACGATAGAAAGCTTGATGCTTTAGAGGATTTAATCGAAGGTGCAAATGGCAAACCAGTTCTTGTGGCTTATTGGTTTAAACATGATTTGGAAAAAATAAAAGATAGATTTGATGTCAGAGAAATTAAATCAGCTAAGGATATATCGGATTGGAATGAAGGTAAAATTCCTGTGGCTTTAATTCATCCTGCAAGTGCAGGTCATGGTCTTAATCTTCAAGCTGGGGGATCGACTCTAATATGGTTTGGACTGACCTGGTCACTGGAGTTATATCAGCAGACCAATGCCAGACTTTACCGTCAAGGGCAAGATAGTACGGTTGTCATTCATCACATCCTAACTAAAGGAACGATTGATGAAGATGTCATGAAAGCATTAAAAGCCAAAGAGAGAATTCAAAATGCACTGATAGAATCAGTGAAAGCAAGATTAAAGTAACGAGGAAAAGAGGTTCTATAGAGAACTTACCTCAGATGGAGGTAAGCATGGATAAAAAAGAATATTTAAAGCAACACAGATTACTAAATCGAATTATTGAACTTGATTTAGAGGAACTAAAAAGAATTAGAGAGTTATCAGTCAGTGTTTCAAGTATTGCTTTTGATAGAGATTATGTACAAACTACCAAAAATACAAGAGCACCATTTGAAAAATGGCTTGATAAAATAAACATTCTTGAGATAAAGATAGCTAATGAAGTAAATCTTTTTATGGACTTAAAACTTCAGATACTTGAAACAATAGAACAATTAGAAAGTATTGATGAAAAGCTGGTTCTGAATTACAGATATGTTAAAGGTCTAGAATGGTATGAGATATGTTCTTTGTTATTTGCAAGTGAAAGGACTATATATAGGTGGCATGGAAATGCTCTAGCAAAGCTGAAACTGCCTGAAAATCCAATTAATATTAAAAGTTGTCAGCTAATGGCAGTTGATGGCAGTGATTGTCAGTAGATGTCATAGCATCAAATATGGTATGATATACTTGTCAAAAGTATAAATAAAACAGGGCCTTGAGGGAGAAATCCTTCAGGTCTTTTCTTATGTATGGGAGGAGGTGGAAGGCTTGCCAAGAAAACCAAAGCGTCCATGTTCATATCCGGGGTGTCCTAACTTAACTGAGGGTAGGTTTTGTGAAAAGCACCAGAAACAAGAGAACAAACGCTACGAGAAGTACGACAGGAATCCTGCTGTACGCCGAAGGTATGGACGAGTGTGGAAAAGAGTAAGAGATGCTTACGTTAAGGAGCATCCATTTTGTGAGGAGTGTTTTAAGAAGAAAATTTTAGTACCTGTAGAAGAAGTACATCACATCAAACCTTTATCAGAAGGTGGAAATCATAATAAAAGTAATTTGATTTCTTTATGCAAATCGTGTCATGCGAGAATACATGCAAGTCGTGGTGATAGATGGAATAAAAATAAGGGGTAGGGGGAGTAAAATCTCTACAAACCTATCCACTGGGGAACGGGCGTGGGGTCTCACGCACAAAAAGAGAGGTTCAAACAGGGTATTAAAGAAAGTAAAAATTTAAGGAGTGATAATTTGGCTAAAGACGGAACATATAGAGGAGGAAGAAGGGTCAGAGCTGGAGATAAGCCAAAGCCAGTAGCTGAAAAAATACAAGCTGGCGAAATGGTAAAAATACTAGCAAATGATATACCAGATGAATACTATGCAGAACTGGAATCTGTAGATTTACCAGAAGGGGTAGAACTTGAAGGCATGGATATGCCTAAGCCAAGTGAGTATCTATCTGCTAAGCAAAAGAGTGGGATCCCGCTTGGAGCAGATCGCATATATAAAGAAACATGGCAGTGGTTAAAGGAAAGAAAATGCGAAAAGCTTGTAAACAAAAGACTTATTGAATCTTATTCACAAGCATTTGCAAGGTATATTCAGTGTGAAGAAGCAATCAGTAGGTACGGAATGCTTGGAAAACATCCAACCACCGGAGGTGTGATTGCCTCTCCGTTTATACAGATGTCTAGTCAGTTTCAAAAGACAGCGAACCTAATTTGGTATGAGATTTATGACATTGTAAAGCAAAATTGTACAGAAATTTTTGAAGAAGAAAGTAATGATCCTATGGAAAGACTACTAAGAGGAGGAAGGTAGAAAATGATAGAAAAAGTAAACCCAATGCACCCTGATAAAATAGCAGATAGGATAGCAGGTGCAATAGTAGATTTAGCATATAAGACAAATGACAACCCTAAGATTGCAGTTGAAGTGTTAATTGGACACGGTGTGTGTCATGTTATTATAGAAACAACAGAAAAACTCTATCAGGAGCCAATTGAAAAAATCATTCATCGTATTGCAGGAGATGTGAAGGCAGATATTGTGATTGTTCCTCAAGATGTATATTTGACAAATAATCAAAAGGACAAGGTGCGTTGTGGTGATAATGGTATCTTTAAGGGAATGCCTTTAACAGACGAACAGAAGGAACTATCAAAAATATCAAGAAAAATTTATAATAAATATCCGTATGACGGTAAGTATATCTTAGATGAAACAAGGCTGATTATTTGTCAGAGTAATGCTAAAACGTCAGAGCTTAGAGAAACCTATCCCTATGCAGAAGTAAATCCACTAGGAGATTGGACTGGGGGAACTGATGTAGATACAGGAGCCACCAATAGAAAACTTGGATCAGATATGGCAGACTCCGTAACTGGTGGAGGGCTTCACGGGAAAGACTTGTCAAAGGCCGATGTATCTGTAAACATTTATGCTTTCCTAAAAGCGCAGGAGATGGACGAAGAAGTTAAACTTTGCTGTGCGATTGGAGATAGAGAAATTGATGGTAAGCCTTATGAAGAAATTGTAAGACTAGCGAAAGAATATATAGACTCCGTAGGCGGATTTGAAAAATTTGCCGAGTGGGGTCTTTTTTAATGGGAGGAGTTTATGGGAAAAGAAATGCAGTATTATCTAGCAGATATTAATGATCTCATTCCATATATCAGAAACGCTCGTACCCATTCAGAGAGTCAAATAGCTCAGATTGCTGCAAGCATAAAAGAGTTTGGTTTTTTATCTCCGATACTCATAGCGGAAGATAATACAATTTTAGCCGGGCATGGCAGACTTGCTGCAGCTAGGAAACTTGGGCTAACGAAAGTCCCCTGTGTAAAGGAAAGCCACCTAACTGAAACTCAAAGACGGGCATATATTATTGCAGACAATAAACTATCACTTAACGCTGGCTGGGATGAAGATATACTTGCGATTGAACTTTCTGAATTACAAGGAGCAGATTTCGATTTAGACCTTTTAGGTTTTGATGAAAGTGAACTTGCCAGTATTTTTGAAGATGATAAAGAAGTAGAAGATGACGATTTTGATGTTGAAGAAGAACTAAATAAACCATGCTTTTCTAAGGCAGGGGATATTTGGACACTTGGAAGACATAGGCTCATTTGCGGGGATTCCACAAAAGAGGAAACATATAGGATTTTGATGGAAGGAAAGAAAGCTAATCTTGTAGTAACCGATCCACCCTACAACGTAAACTATGATGGCAGTGCAGGCAAGATTAAAAACGATAATATGAATACAGATAAGTTCTATAACTTCTTGCTTGATGCCTTTTCTAATATGGAAAAGGTGATGGCAGATGATGCATCTATCTATGTTTTTCATGCAGATACGGAAGGCTTGAATTTTAGAAAAGCATTTAACGATGCAGGATTTTATCTATCCGGCTGTTGTATATGGAAGAAGCCGTCACTTGTTCTTGGCAGAAGTCCGTATCAATGGCAGCATGAACCATGTCTATATGGTTGGAAGAAGAAAGGAAAACATCAGTGGTATTCAGGAAGAAGAGAAACCACCATATGGGAATTTGAAAAGCCTAAGAAAAATGCAGAACATCCTACCATGAAACCTATTGCACTACTCGCATATCCTATTACTAACTCAAGTATGAGTAACACTATTATACTTGATCCATTTGGTGGTAGTGGTAGCACATTAATTGCTTGCGAGCAAACAGACCGTTCCTGTTATACTATTGAACTTGATGAAAAGTTCTGTGATGTAATCGTCAAAAGATATATTGAGCAGGTTGGAACTGATAAAGATGTATCAGTGTTAAGAGATGGAAAAGAATATCTATATAGCGAGGTGACTGCTGATGAGTAAGGAATTAACTCTTGGCAGTCTCTTTGATGGAAGTGGAGGCTTTTTGCTTGGAGCAAAGCTATTGGGAATTAAATCAATATGGGCATCAGAAATTGAGCCATTTCCCATCAGGGTTACAACAAAAAGAATGCCGGAAGTAAAGCACCTAGGGGATGTATCAGATATTAAAGGCTAT